TTGAATTAACCGACATTGATTTAAGAGAAATTGAATCCAATTTATCAAACATACAAAGAGGTGTTATTGAATACCAAGATTGTACAACCGTAAAACTACCAGTAGATACTCAAGCAATATTCAATAATTTATTACAGATATTAGATTTGGATGAAAATAATAGTACCGCAACTACGGCATTGTTAAACCAAACAGTTGATTCAGTTAAAGGTAATACTCAATGGCCTCAAATTGATTCAATCGGTATTAAGATTGATAATGAAATAATTAAATCATTACCAAGAGCGTTATATTCAGCCGTACTATCACCAAAAGTTTTACTTCCATTTATGGTAATGTATAAAGCATTGGAAACCGCATTAAATGTGGGGGTTCAGTCAGCCGTGAATGAAGTTTATAATTTAAAGACATTCTTAAATGTGTTTAAGAAAATGAACGTTCAAATTATGTCTAAAATTGGTGCTGAGTTTGTAAAGATATTAAGAAACATTATTGTTAGAGACGTAAGAAGATTATTACAAGTTGTTAGTAGAGATTTGCAGAAAAGTGCTGTAACTAAGAAATATGCAATCATTGCTCAATTAATTGAATTAACAATTCTAATAACTCAGTTTATTGATGATTATAGAAAATGTAAAAGTGTTATTGCGGATATCTTAAACATTATTGAATTTGCCTTAAGGGGAACCAGTATACAAATTCCACCGTTCTTATTACCATTAGCGTCATTACGTTCAGGGTTTAATTCGGTAAGAGCGACATTACAAGTTATTCAGAACTTCCAAGCACTGGGGGTACCAACAGGTCCAATGCCAGATGGAAGTCCTAACTTATTCATGATTGCCCAACAAGCAGCCATTACGGGTATGGAATCTGAAAGAGATAAAAATTCAAAAATTGCTGGTTTAACACCACAACAAATTGTATCACCGATTGGTCTTACAATACCAACACCGTTTACAGGAATACCATTATGATTACATCAAATAAAATATCGATTGAAGAGTTTAATGAAATTATCGCTGATATCAAAAATAGAAGCAATACCGATTTAACAAAAGTTATGGATTTTCTAAGTGAAGACTTTGAAGAAACCAAAGAAATGATTCTTAGCCTTACAAAACATTTAGATAATATAGAAGAACTTTATAATAAGTTATTAAAAGAACACGAAACAAGACTACATGGACAAAAGTTATAAAAGAATAATGTTTGCTGCGGTTGTCCGAGATAATCAGGACCCGTGGGTTTTAGGAAGAATTAGAGCATACCCTGTTGATGGAACAATTAGGGCGGCATTAGAGGCGTATGACTTTGATGAGACTAAAGACAAATGGGGTCCAAAAGACCCGTTTATTCAAACACCTCTATTACCAATGTTTTTTGCTCAAGTTCCATTAATAGATGAAAGAGTTAATGTAATCTATCAAAATAGTTTTTATCCTTATCAAGACCAATATTATGTACAAGGTGGATTTTCATCACCAATGAGTTTACCATATGAACAAATATTACCAGCGAATTCTTTTACCGCACAAGGTGACAGGGTTGCTAAAACATTAAAATTAAAAAATCCTAATGGTGTTTATTTCTCAGCATCCACAGAAGGTATTTTTCCTGAACCAGGTGACAACGCCATATTAGGTAGAGGGACCTCAGACATGATTGTAAAACCTGACACGGTTATGTTACGTGCGGGTAAAACAAAAAGATTAGATACAAATAAACAACCAGTTGGAAATCCTAATAGAGCTTTTTTACAACTTTCTAATTTTACGTCTAAAACGGTTACTAAAAATAAAAAAACTTTTTTATCACTAATTGCCTCAAATCAACAAATACAAAAATTGGTTGAGTGGGATATTCAAAATTTAGAAAACGAACAAAACGCATTTACAGGGGCAATTAGATTGTATAATTTGAAACCTGTTAATAAGACATTGAGTGACAATATTAATTTTGATTCTGATTTAGAAGATGTTAAATCGTTGGTATTTTACCAACCTTTTATTGGTTATTCATTTGAAAGAACAGTAAAATTAATTAATGATTTTATTAAAGGTGTCAATGATGGACAAATACCAAATGGTCCTGTTGTTGAGAATCAATTCCCATTTGCATATAGACCATCGGTACCAAATAGAAAAATTTTAACATCAACAGATATAAAAACTAATCCAATTGTATTTTCAAATATTACAAAATTCGTATCAAATGTCACGTTGAATTCTGGTTTGGGGACTGAAAGTTATAGATTCGCAATTGTCAGACAAAAAAATCAAATAGGAAAACCATTTAAGGTCAATATTGAAGACTATCAAGAAAAGTCTACTGAAATGTCTTATGGTACGTTTGGTGGTATGGGGGCTGACACGTTGTTTTTAATATCACACCTATCCAATAAAAGTATTAATTTAGAAGGTACACTTTATGGTATTGACCAAACTTTTTTAGAAGAAAAAATACTACCAAGTACATCGTCTATGGTTCGTGGTGAAGAGTTAATTCAAATACTTAATGTTATTGTCCAATTCTTATTGTCTCACGTTCACACAATACCAGGAGCACCTGCAGTACCTGTAGGAACTGATGGTACATCGGCAAATAATATACTAACCCAACTCCAAAATGCTCAAAATACAATTTTGAATCCACATATTAGAATTAATTGATATTTATATACTAAAGTATCAATGTCTATATTAAAGTCATATTTTAGCAAGAACAACACACTTGAATACAACAGTTATACCAACACTGGTAGAAACCCTGTAACCCAATTATATTTTGGTGGTGATTTAGCAACTTACGCCCCAAGAGGTTTTACAAGATTTATATTTGATTTGGATTTAACTTATTTAGAAGAACAAATTGCCTCAGGTATTATTTCAACAGGATGTACTTCAGGAATGACACATGTTCTTAACATGACAAACACTTCCTCGTTTGATATTGAACTATTAAATGGTACAACATCTGATGGTTCAAGAAGAGCTACATCATTTGATTTAATCTTATTTAGAATTCCCGAATATTCAGGCTCAACAGGTATTGCTCAAGATTGGGATGAAGGTGTCGGTTTTGATTACGTATTTCAACCAGCGGTTGCTGAATACACAAATAACCAAGCTTTTAGTACTCGTCCATCAAATTGGTTTCAAGGCACAACATTAAACAATTGGTCATATCCTGGGTTATATAACAATACAAACACTATTGTTGGTAATTTTTCAGGTCTTAACTACTCAGCACTTACTATCGTTGACAGACAACATTTTGAATTTGGTAATGAAGACATTTCTTTTGATATGTCAAATGAAATTAATGGTGTTTTACAAGGAACAATTACTGGTGTTACAGGTTGGGGTATAGCTTACGTACCTGAAATTGAAAATATATCAGGACTTACAGAAACATATTCTGTTGGATTCTTTACAAGACATACTCAAACGTTTTATCAACCATATCTTCAAACAACTTATGATGATATAATTAAAGACGATAGAAACCAATTCCCAGCAGGTAGAACAAATAAATTATTTCTATACGCATATTCAAGTGGCGACTTTATGAATTTGGATAACGACCCAACAGTGTCAATTATTGGTCCTGATGGTCTTGTTGTATCAGGTATGTCAGCACTTACCACTTGTTTGAAAACAAAAGGTGTTTATGAAGTTACAGTTCCACCAATTACCGGATATTCTACACCATGTCAATTTACTGACCAATGGTCTAATTTGGTAAAAAATGGTGTAACATTAAGCAATGTAGAAAATGAGTTCGTATTATTAAGCCAATCATCAGTATATCAAATTGGTTATCAATCAAAAGACCCAATACTATACGGATTTGATTTTAGTGGTATCAAACAAAACGAAAAGATACTAAATACAGACATTAGGAAGGTCATGGTGACCATCAAACAAGCATATACAAGTCAAGTAGTCTTAAATGATATTGAAGCGTTCTATCGTGTTTATGTGAGGGAAGGTAATACTGAAGTACAAGTTCAAGATTGGACACCAATTAACAGAACCCCAAATGAATATTATTTTATCTTTGATACAAGAGATAAAATACCAAATCAATATTATGTTGACATCCGTGTGAATACTAGCGGAGAAAAAGATACTTATCAAAGACAATTAATGTTCCAAATCGTAAACAAAAAATGAAAAAAATAGTTAGACTCCAAGAATCAGATATCGCCAATTTGGTTAAGAAAATTTTATCTGAACAAGAAAATGAAAGATATATGTTCTTTAGCAATTTAGAACAATTACACAGACAAACTGCCATCTTACTTGAATTGGGTGAAGATGCTGTTGTTAGTATATTAGAACAAGGTCACGATTGGGCTCAAGACCACGTAGCCGTAGCTAAAGAAAACATCGACCAAGTATTTGATTTTATGATGAATCAAATCAACACAGACCACATTACCGATGACTCAATGGGGGATGAAACCCAAATGATGGAAGGAAAGAAAAAAACAGGTACAAAACTTTGTGCTCGTGGTAAGTCTGCTGCAAAATCAAAATTTGATGTTTATCCATCAGCATATGCCAATGGATATGCGGTTCAAGTTTGTAAGGGTAAAATGCCAGGTTTAGATGGAAAAAAACATTGTTCTGGTTCCTATTGTTAATTTCAAATAATATTATTATCTTTGAATCCTAAACTTATGAAAGAATATAAACACGCATTTAGAAGATGGATTCAACGAATGTACATTGATTCAGTTCGAAAAATGGATTACGAAAGAGGGTCAAGAACAAAATATGAATTAGATTGTTTATCTATATGTAAAAAACTTATTGATAAACCTGATAGTCAATTGTTAATGACACCGCTATCAAATAAGAGATATATTCATAACCCTTCAAATTCTATTTTTATAACAATTGAAGGTAGTAGTATAAATGTGATAAATCACAAATATTCATATACTGTTTTAGTACAGGAAAAATCAAAAGAGGAAATTATTAATTATTTTAATGAAGTCTTGGAAAAACAAAGATTAAAAATGGAAGAAGAAATTACTTCCAACATCAAACATTCATTAAGAAAAATATTACATACGTTAGACTGATGGGCAATTTTTCTTTGCTAAGTTAGTCGCATCTGCTCCCTCAATAAGTCCTATTCTATGTAAGACACAATAATATCTTGGATTTTCGTTCAAGTGTTGTTGAGCTATTTTTTTAGCTTCTTTAATATTTTTAACTTCTCTTGATTCGAATAAAGTTCCAAGTTCTAGCATGTTACTTTTTCTAACTTGTTCTTGGAGGATGGACTTGATTGTTTGTCTCATACCTTCATTTTTAGATTTTTTTGGTTTATAAGATGTCATTACAGGTTTTTGCCCTTTCCCTGTTTGAGTATCTTTTTTTTCGGCTTTTCTTTTTTGAGAACACGCAGCTTTTTTTTGTGAATCGGACATCTTACCCGCAACACCAGCCGCTCTACATTTTGGATATGCGCCTTTAGATGTGTCAGGTCTACCACATGGTGGATGTTTACCGTTCTCATCTTTACGACAAATATTAACCCAAGGACCTTTTGGTTGTTTACTACCTTTTGGTTTCTTTTTTGTTCCAAACCAAACAGCCAAATCTTCTTTTAATATAGGATTAATATCTGTTGATTTATTTGAGTTTTCCATTTGTTTTTTATGTAAAAATTTCTTATTATTTGATTACTAAAAATAACCAACGATAAATATAAAAAATTATGGAAAATACTGAAAATAGTGAAAAAATAATAGGAAAAAATGAAATGATGGGTTCTTTATTTGATTCTATTGATTATACGTCAAATGAACAAATAAATACGTTTATAGATAATATGACTGAAGAACAAGCAATATATTGTATTGAACAAGCAATTCATTCTTGTCATAGTAGAGGGTCATTCACTTTATTAGAAAGTGAAGTTATTTCCAAATCATTAAGAAGAATTAAAATAAATTAATTTTTTGTAAATTACGGTCCTATTTGAAGAACTAAACTACCTGAAGCCCAAGTCCACGTGTAAGTACCTGGTGTATATCCTTTAGATGCAAAAGTTGCAGAATTATAAACGTTATATGCCGATATTAAATCATTTGATATATAACCAGATGGTACAACAATACCTGTAAAGTTATATCCAATTCCAAGTACGTCTAAACCTGAATCGTATGAACTTGGTGATGATGTACTACCACTACCATAGAACGTATTTCCGCTAGTTATACCCGTATAGACATCAATATCGTTAAATAATGCGTTACCAAGGACTATATTACTTAAAGGATTTGCTTCAGATTTTCCATCGTTAGTGTATCCACTAAATGTTAGTGAAGATAAGTTAACTCTACCACTACCTGAAACAATAATACCTCCACCACTTTCAACCATATTAATGGTCATTAACGAAGGGGGTAATGGTGTGTTAGTTGGCGTTGGTGTTAATGTATTTGTATTTGTAGGTGTTGGTGTCTCACTCGCAGTTGCTGTTGGAGTATTTGTAGGTGTTGGAGTTTCAGCAGGAGTTCCCGTTGGTGTAGGTGTTGGAGTTGGTGTTGGTGTTTCACCCGCAGTTGATGTAAGAGTATTTGTAGGTGTTAACGTAGTTGTATTTGTTGGTGTTGGTGTTTCACCCGCAGTTGCTGTAGGAGTATTTGTTTGTGTTACACTCGGTGTTGGTGTTTGTGTTACACTCGGTGTTGGTGTTTCACCCGCAGTTGCTGTAGGAGTATTTGTTGGTGTTGACGTATTTGTATTTGTTGGTGTTACACTTGGTGTTGGTGTTAACGTATTTGTATTTGTTGGTGTAATACTCGGTGTTGGTGTTAACGTATTTGTATTTGTTGGTGTCACACTCTGTGTTGGCGTTGGTGTTGGAGTTACTGATGACGTACTTGGAGTTACCGTTACTGGTGGCCAAGATATGGTTTCAATAGTTTCAATAGTATTGGAAGCTGTGTAATATGAACCATTAACATACCATATATTTACAGTTTCATTAGGATTAATTTGATAATTATTTATTGTTAAATTATCGGAACACCTTATGTAATTAATTACAGAAGTAAACGTATTTGATGTATTTTTTAATATGGATTTTTTACAACTCATGTTAGTTTAATAATAAATATCATATAATAAAAAAAAGGGGACAATAAGTCCCCTTTTTTTTATTATGAATTTTTGAGATTATCTCAATTCTTGTAAGTTGAATGTTCTTACACCATCAACTGTTACTCTACCATAGAAACGGTTGTTAACCATTTTCTTAGCGTATCTTGTCATGATACCCTTGATAGGTGTGAAGTTGAATGGGTTATACATAGTTGGAGTCAACTGTAAAGGAACATATGGAGCGTAAATGTAACCAGTATCCAACAAGCTAGTACCTTTGTGTCCGATTAACACTTGGTTAGCTGGGAAGTAAGGGTCACGATACACTTGGTATCTTCCTGACAATGTACCGATTCTTTCAATACCCATGTTGTATTGGTCTTGGTCAGGAGCTGCGTTTGATACGTGGAAGTATTCCAAATCATCAAATATAGCTGAAACTTCAGAAGATACAACAATCCAGTTAGCTCCACCTCTCAATGTTGATTTGTGGATTTGAGCTGACAATTGGTTGATAGCTGTAATCAAAGTTTGGTTCCAATCTTTTTGAGTGTATGGAGTAGTTCCAGTAGAAGCTAATCTCTTCCAACCGTTGTAATCCCATCTCAAGTTCCATGCTGCACCTTTTCTCAAATCACGTAAGATTTCTCTGTCGATTTCAGCAGCAACTTGTTCTGACAATAAAGCTGTTAATTCAGCCTCAGCGTCAATGTTGTGGAATGCTGCAACGTCTTGAGCTAATTCAGGAGACCATTGAGCTCTTAATTTTCTTTCTGTAACTGAAACAGTAACTGATTCAAGGTCAAAAGAAACTTCACCAATTTGGTCTTCAAATTCCAACTCTTTGTACAATCTGTAAACAGCTAAGAAAGCGTCGTTACTAGATGTATCAGATGAGAATGTTGAACCTGTGTAACCATCAGGAGTTGTTTGACCACAAGAGATACAAACTGGTTGTTGTAAATCAATTTCTAAGAAAATGAAACCGTTAGCATCACATACGTTGTAGTAAGAACCACCTGAGTTAGCGTTGTATCCAGCAGGACCTGCAGGGAATTGAGTTGTTACAGTGTTACCGTATTGAACGATACCTTTACCATATCTTTGAGTTACTACTCTGAATAAGTAAGGAGCTTGTGTGTTACCTGAAGTAGTTGTGTTATCAGTCACACCAAAGATGTTCAAACCTGATAAGAATTCTTCAGTATCCATTGTATTACCATTTGGACCAATCAATTGACCAGCACCAGCGTTAGAGAATCCACTCATAACGATGATTACTTTTCTGTAGTCAGTCAATGTGTAAGCTGAAGGTACTAAGTAACCAGCGTTACTCCAAGCGTAAGTTACAGTTGAAGCTGTAACAGCTGTCCACTGACCTTTAGAGTAATCAAACAATCCTGGAGGGTCCAAGTTTGGTTCGTTACCTTCGTAGAACAAGTCATACAAATCTTTATTATATGTAGGATTGTAAGAACCTGAGCCTGAATTGTAACCAGCATCTGGATTACCAGGGTAGTTTCCTGGGGAACCTACAGGAGCGTAGTGTTCACCACTGTTACCAAAGTATCCGTTAGTAGAAGTACCACCAGAATAACCTTGAATTTTAGGTACGAAGTAGAACAATTTACCGATTGGTAAGTTCATTGCTTGTACTGACACGATGTCGTTAGCTAATAATTTAGAGAATACTCTTCTCACGATTGGGAAAACAACTGTTTCAAAAGAACCAGAGTCAGAAGTTGAAGAAGCCTCATTGATTAAGTGAGAAGCTTGGTTTTCATACAACTGAGCTACGTTTTCTTTCATGTGACCTTTCAAACCTTCCAAAAAGCCAAGTTTATCCCATTTGTTAATTGTGTCTTCTTTGATAACTTTTAAGTGTTTCAAACCAATGTTACCAACAAGACCGCTTTCTAATAATGCACCCATTTTAATTTTATTTTGTTTTTAGTTTTATGTTTATTTTTATTTTACTATTTTAGACATGATATCCTTCATTCTTAAGAATTGTGGATTTTCGTATGTCTTAGATTCAATTAAGTTTTGAGCCGAACCTGATGATGGAGATTTTTCAATCTTAGACATAGATTCAGTTACAACACTTTGATTATTGTTTGTTAATTCGTTTTTGATAGAGCCGTACAAAGACTTAGATTCTTTCAATGATTCAACGTCATCAAATCTTCTTAAGATGTTGATTTTTTCTTGTTTAGTTGTTGTATGTTCTGTAAACAATCTTGTAGCGTAAGCCAAGTTTGAGTTGAATACCGCAACTTCATTTAATTTTTCTCTGAATACATTCAAAGCTTTTCTATACTCGTCATTCTTTTCTCTCAAACGTACTACTTCTTCAGAAAGAGCTGAATTAGGTTTAACTTTCATTTTAGGTAATCCTTTTCTCATTGGGTAGTTTCTTGTACCGTTAGATAAAGTTCTAGCCGCTTCTTTAGTTTCCTCTTTTTCGTAATCTTTGTAATGACCACCTTTTTCACCAGCTTTCTTTTCAACACCATCAACATCCTTACGTCTGTATTCGTGTTTTTTAGAACCATAGTTTTCTTCAACTTCACCCTCATTG